CCGCGGTGGGAGCAGGAGGTCCGCCGAAGTTGTACGCGCCCATGTTGAGCATGTTGTTCAGGTCGAAGCTCGGCGGCGCGTTGCCGGTCATCGCGGCCGCCTGTGGCGAGATGCTCTTCAGCGTCTGCGCCACTGCGTCCTGGTACATCTGTTGGGTATCCGGCAGCTGGTACGTGAAGGCGCCCGTCATGTCCAGGTTGCCGGGCATCTTGCCCGTCGCCCACGCCTGGGAGAGCTGGCCCATGACCTTGTCGAAGTTCGGCCCGACACGGTACGGCAGCGTCTTGGCGTACGCCTCGACCACGTTCTGACCGGTGGTCTGCGCGGTGGTGAGCGCTTCGCGCTGCTGCTTCGCCTGATCCTGCGCTTCCGCCCTGGCCACGTCCGCGTAGCCGGCCTCGAGCGCTTGCTTCTGCGGGGCGATGTTCTGCGCCCACCAGTCGTTGAAGCGCTGCGCCTTCTGGTCGGCCGGGACGGTCACGTCCTGGGCGATCTTGTCGCGCATCGCCGTCGCCTGCTGCTGGAGATTGGCCGCGCGCTGCGCGATCTCCGCCCTCGAGGTAGCCGCCTTGGGCTGGTAGTTCGGGTTGGCGATGGTCTGCGGCTGGCCAGTCTCGTCGGTGCGGACGATGAACGGCTGGTCAGTCGGCGCCTGGAGCGTGGCCGGCGTCATCGGCTGCGCGCGGTTACCTATAGATGTAGTAGTCCAGTCGCCACCCTTGTATGTCTGGGTGACGTTGTAGCCACCCTCGATGTTGGTGCGAGTGTCGCCTTCCTTGGGCTGCGACGCGGTCTTTGCTTCTGTCGCTTTGGCCGCCGGACTCCACGCCTCTGGCGGAATGGTCGGATCGACCTCGTACTGCCCGGTGCCCTCGTTGTAGTTCTTGTAGACCTTGTACCCGTTCTCGACGAAGTAACCCGAATCGTGGCTAGCCCCGCCAGCGACCGGGTCGCCCAGGTGGTAGCCCTGCGCCGAGTCGTCGGGAATAACCGGGTACTTGTTGCCCTTGACCTCTATAAAGGTAGGAGCGGTCGGCTTCTTCGGCGTGCCGGCCTGCGTTGGCGCACCCGGCACTTTCGCGTAGTTGCCGGACGGATCGAAGCCCCAGAGTTCTTTCGTCCCGTCCGGCTTCTCGACCCAATCGGTATTCTTCCACCCCGGCGGCGCGGTACCCGCAGCTCCAGGCTGAGTGATCGGGTTGCCGTCAGGACCCGGTACCTCCTCGATATTGCCGCTGGCCGCGTTCGTGGCCATGCGGGTTTCGGTGCCATCCGAGTTCTTCCGCCAGAACGCACCCGAATACCCAGCGGGCAGCTTGGGCAGGTTGATCGTGGTACCTGGACCGGTGAGCGCGATGACCTCGCCCGTGCGCGGATCGGTGACTTGCTGAAGCTGTTCGGGCGTTGCCTTCGCCTGCTTCTCGGTGATGGACTTGACTTCCAGACCAGGCAGCCCGAGTGAGCTCGCATCGAGCGTCGAACCGTCGCCAAACTCGTAGTGGTAGACGGGATTCTGAACGATCGCGCCGGTGAGCTTGCCACCCTCAGTGTCCGGGCTCATCTTGCTGGTGCCCACGAGCCCACCGTGGCGCGCGGTAAACGCGTCGAAGCCAGCTTGTGTCTTCAGATCTTCGTCTGGTTGCGGCATCTCAGTTATGCTCCCTGCACCAACCGATGAAAATACCCCCGATACCTACGTGGCTGACGCTGACCGTACTGTCCTTCTGGGGAATTGGCCTGTACGTCACCAGCCAGAGCACGACCGAAACCGGCAAGACGCTCTTCGTCATCCTGGGCGCCCCATTCCTGCTGTTCCTGCTGCTCGGCATGATCGCCGCCATACGAGGCCACTAGGGCGTTCCAGCCTGCTGCTTGGCGATCGCCGCCTCGACGCGCTGACGCATCTGGGCGTACGGAATCGACCTGACCACCTCGCCCGCTGCCTTGTCGTGCGCCTCGGCGACCGCTTGCTGCACGATCGCCGTCTTCACGTCCTGCGTCTTGCCTTCGAGCAGACCGCGCTGCTGCACGATGTGGATCGCGTCATCGACGTAACGGTTGGCCGCGAGCTGATATTGCGCCTGCTCGTTGCGTAGCAGCGGCAGGTCCTCGATCTTGTCGCCCACTGCGGAGGGCACGTACTCGATGCCCTCCGACTGCAAGTAGCGCTGCGCCGAGTCGGTGAGCAACTGCTCGCGCGCCTCGCGCCCGACCTCGCCTGTGTCGCCGCGGTACCCGATTCCCTTCAGAATGCCACCGGCGATGGGCAGCTTCTGCGGCTCGCTACCCTGCTGCGGCTCAGCGCCAGGCACGAACGGCAACTCACGCGCGCCCTCCGCCGTGGTACCGACACCACCCAGCATGTCGCGCACGGCGAAGTCCACCTGCGATGGATGGATGTCGTACTGCGGGTTCACGAGGCGCGCCGCCGCTGTGAGGCCGTGGGCGACTTCGCGCGCGGCCTGCGGTGCGTCCTCGTCGGCCTGCTTGGAGACGATGTCGCGACCGCGGAAGACGTCCTTGTTCATCGCCAGCTGGGTACCTGTGCTCAGCCCGGGAATGAGTTCCGGGGTCAGCGCGGCGGGCAGATCGCCCACCGCGCTTGCGCGCACGGGTGAAGCACCGGATAGCAGTTGTCCCAGCAGATCCTTCGCGCTGGTCACCCTGGCGTTCTCGTTGCCTGACGCCGAGAGCACGCGGTCCGTCGCCTCGCGCGCCATGGTGCTGAACGGCGCGCCGCCGCGCGTATTGAACCAGTAGAAGTTTGGCTTGCGGTTACCGTCCTTATCGACGGGCGCGTCGCCGGGCAGCATCACCACGACGCCCTGATCCTTCAGGTACTGCGGCACGTCGTCGTAGTCCTTGCTGCGCTGTGGGTCGCTACGATTCCACGCCTCGGCCGCAGCCGCGGGAGCTCCCGCGAGCATCATCATCGACGCGACCATGCCGCGCGGGTTCTCGCGGTACATGCGCGCCATCTGCGCCGTGCTCTGCAGCCCTACATTAAAGAAGGGTACGAACTGGTTGATCGTCTTGGCGAAGTTGCCGCCCTCGTTGAAGTCGATCGTCACCGTACGACCGTTCATCACCGCGCGCAGCGGCGTCGCACCGCGCTGCTCGGCGAGCCGCATGCTGGCGATGCGCGGACCCATCTCCGTGCGCTCGGCGATCGACGGCACCAGCGAGCCGACGTCGCGTGCAATACGACCAAAATCGCTCGCCGACTGGACCTCGATGCCAGTGCCTTCCTGCAGCGCCTGGATTGCACGCTGCCGATCGGCAACCGAGCGCACGACGCTGCTCGCGCTGCCGCCGCCACCGAGCCGGTACTGCTGCGCGCCCTGACCCTGAAACTCACCGTGGGTGAAGCCCTGAAACGCATCGGCGTAACCTGCGCCGAGTTGACCCAGAATGCGCGGGATGGCGAGTGGATTGCCACCCTCGCGCGCGAGTTCGCGCGTCAGGTACTCGGGGATGTCCATCGACGGATTACGCACCAGCGCAAAGACCGGGCTACTGATCGTCGCCATGTTGCGAACAAAGTTGGTCCAGTTGCGAACGAAGCCCGGTGCGCGCTCGATCTGCGTACCGTTGACCACCGCGGCGAGGTCGGACGGCGCGATATAGCGCTCGACAGTGCCGTCGTTGATGCGCGAGATGACATTCTCGTTGCCCAGCGCGGGGCGATCCGTCTGTTGCAGCACGCGATCGGCGGGCGCGGCGAGCTCGTCCAGGTTGACGAGCGCGTTCACCGCATCGTTCTTGCGCGCTCTCGACTCGACCTGATGAGCGAGGTCGTACAGCGCGCCGAGCGGGTTCTCGCGGAAACGCTGAGTGCCATCGACGGTGTACTGGCGCACCCCGTTGTCGGCGAGGCTGATGCGCTGCCCGCTGCCTGATAGCGGCTTATCGACCGTCTCATCGACGTAGTCGAGGATGTTCGTTGGTACCCAGTGCGGCATGTCATGCGACCACTGGTCGTACGTGTCCTGGTTGATCAGGCCGCTCTCGAGCATGCGCTGGCGGAGCGCATCGACGTAGTTGTAGACCTGATTGGCCGCACCCTGGACGCGGTTCCAGCGTTCTGGCCCCATCTCGGCTGGCATATCCGCAAGCGCTTGCTCCGAATCGGCGACGTTCAGGTCGCCCGAGAACTGACGGTTGGTACGCGCGTCGATGCCGCCCTGCGCGGCGTTGTTGAGGATGTCCTGCTGCGCCGCGTCGAAGTCAGCCTGACGACGGTTCAGCACCGTCTGAGCAGCGGACACACGACGCCGCAACGCGGCCACTCGGGTGGAATCGGGCACCGATGCGTTGAGTTCCATGTCGAGCGCGTGCTGGCGCATCCGCAGGCTGGTATTGGCGTTGTTCAGCGCGTCGCGAATCGCCGGATCGACCGGGATATCCGCCATCTCTGCCTGCACGCGGCGGCCGATCTCGTCGGCGACCTCGACGTTGTTCTGGTGTGTCAGCACGTTCTGCAACCAATCGACGTCGTCGCCCGCGGCGCGGATGGCTGGCTTGAGCAGATTCTCGATCGTCTGCGAAGCGGCCGAGCCACCGTCGAGCGTCCGCAGCCGCGACGACAGGTCGTACGCCTCGTCTGGATTCAGGAGCTCCTGGTCGGTGAGCCCCGCGTCACGCAGCGAGCCCTGCTGGAAGCGATCGGCGGCTTCGTTGCGGTTCGTCCACGCGCGCACGAAACGCTGGAAAGGATTGCCTTGCGGGCCTGCGCCGGGCGGGACCGCGCCGAGCGACGCATCGACCGCGCGCACCGCGGCGTTAGCCGAGTCACCGGGCGTGGGGCGAGCGGCGCCGCCGGGGCCATGTCCGCCCACGCCGCCGACCATGCCGCCGACCATCATGGTCATGTTGTTCAGCGTCTGGTCGTAGAGTGCGCGGTCCTCGTCCGACATGCGGTCCACGAGGTTCGGGTCATAGGCGCCCAACTTGGGGTCGCCACCGTACTTGGCCGCGAGGTCGTTCAGCGTCTTCTGCCCCTCGGTCCACTCGACTGCCATCGGCTTGCTCTTGACCACGTCCTCGGCGAAGCGCGTAGCGAGCGCACCTGCGCCCGACAGCACCGGTACCCCAGCATCTGAGATACCCTGCGCCAGGTTCTCGAGACCGGCGGCAGCTCGCTCCTTGGCATCTTGAATCGGCCCCTTGCCAGCCAACAGGTAGTCGCCCACCGCGGACAGGTCGGCGCCCTGCGGCACTCCGAGCGCCGGCCCGACCTGTTGCAGATCCTTGAGCGCGCGGCCCGGCTCGAAGAGTGCCGCGGCCGTGGCGCCCGCGGCAGAGCCAACCGGCGTCTGCATCGCGTCGTCGTAGCCCTGACGAATCGCCTGCGAAAGCGTCGGCGGCTGGTTTGCATCCACTGTCGGCTCGAGACTCCTGACCGGTAATCCCGGCTCGGATGGCTGCGGCTCGGTCGGCTGCTGCTGGTAGCGCGTGCCTGCCGGGTTGGTCAGACTCTCCGACGGTGTCGGCTGCATGGACGGCGTCATTGTGTTGTCACCACCACCGAAGGCGCTCTTGAACACGTCCGCGATCCCGGAGCCGATCTTGTCCCAGACACCCTGTGGCTGCGCTGACTGGTCCTGCGTCTGCTGCTGACCACCCATCACGTCGCGCACCGGCTGGCCCAGGTCCTGCGCGGTGTTGCCGACGGCGTCGATCGCCTGGTCGATCGGCGACGGCGTGCCAACGCTCGCGGCCGACATCGTCATGCCGTCGTCCGGCGCGATCGCGCTCACCCCTCGCGCGCGCGCGCGCGACATCTGTTGTGTGTCAGCGGGCGGATTGAACGAACTCGCCATCGCCGCCTGCGAACGGTCCAGCCAGCCGCCAGGATTGGTGTCCTGATCGGCCACGCTCGGCGCCGCGACCTGCGGGTTGTCGGCGAGCAGCCCGCCCTGCACCGGCCCCATGACCGCGGTCATCTGCTCGGGCGTCATCCACTCCGAGCCATTGCGCAGATCCATGCCCGAGCGTCCGACGTGAAACCTGTTCGTCGCCGGGTCGTAGCCATCGGCAGTGAAGTAGTGCCCCTGTGTGCTGATGGTGACTGGGTTACCGGTCATCGCCTCGTTGGCGAACGTCCCCCAGTCCGCGCCGCTGACCAGCTTCGTCGGCACGCCCATCTTGTCCATGAGCGCTTTTTCCGACCCCAGCCCAGCCATGCCGTTGGCACTCGTCCAGCCGACTGTCGCCGCCAGATCCACGGCTTCCCGGAGCGTTGGATTCCTGCCGAATCTTTGCGCAAATCGGACAGCGGCAGCTGGGCCACATGCAGCGTATGCCTCGTCATTCGTCAGTTGGGGGTTGCCGAACTGGCTGATGTCGCGCGTCGAAGTCGCCGCGTTGCCCGTCCCGAGTGGATTGGTCAGTGCATCCGACGGGGTCGGCTGATTGCCCAGGATGGTGTTGACGTAGCGCTGCGTCTCGGCGAACGGCGGCACACCACCGTACTTCTCGACGTTGCCCGGACCCGCGTTGTACGCCGCGAGCACCTTCGACCAGTCGCCGCCGTAGCGCTTCAGGTTGCCCGCGTCCAGCTGCGCGGCCGCGTCCAGGCTGGCGTACGGATCGGTCGGGTCGATGCCCATGCCCTGCGCCGTACCGGGCATGAACTGTGCGACACCCGTGGCGCCGGCCGGGCTGCGCGCGCCAGGATTGAAGCCGCTCTCCTGCTGGATCTGGCGGACGAAGATGTCCGGGTCGATGCCCGCGCGCTGCGCCGCGCCGCGCGCGTAGTCCTGCAGTGGCCCGCCCGCCACCGCCGGCGGCGCGTTCACCGTGGTTGGCGCATGCTGACTTCCGCCCAGGCTGCCGACGAACTGCTCGAGGTCGCCGCCGCCCTTCACTACCGCGTTCATCGCCGCGGTCATAGCGTCGCCGGTACCCGAACGCACCTGGTCGGCGAAGTGGGCAGCGTCGCCACCGGCGGCCATGACCGAGTTCAGCAACCCGCCCAATCCACCAGTGTCCTGCGATTGATCGGGCGGCGGAGCCGGCGGCGACGGTGATGGGGAAGGCTGCACAGACGACGAGATGATTGGGGCAGTCGTCTGAACAGGTGTCGCCGCCGGCTGGTCGGATGCTACCGCCGCGGGGGCCGCTTCCTGAGCCGGCTCGGGCTGCTCCGCCGGCTGAGCGTTGCCCGTGCCAATTGGATTGGTCAGGCTGTCCGACGGTGTGGGCGCCTGCGCGAGCGCGGCCATCCTGCCCAGGTCGGCGATGGCGCTATTGGTCTGATGGTCGTAGTCGAGCATGCTGATCTGGTGATCAGCATTGGCCATGAACTGGTCGTTCTGATGCTGGTCCCAGCTGTCCTGATCGACGTCGGGCAGCATGCTCACGGCATTACCAGCTTGGCGTATTGCCCAATCGCCACGTCCCGGCGCTCGGCGCGTTGCTCGCGTACTTGGGCAGACTCTGGCTGAGCAGCGCGTTCACGTCGTCCTTGTTCCAGCCCTGCGCCTCGTACGCACTCTGCAATAACTGCTGCTGACTGGGCGCGAGGTTCTTCCACGCCTGCGACGAGATCTGGTTCGGCGCGGGCAGGTTCATCTGATTGGCCTGCGTCGGCTGCTGCTGGTACTGGCCCGCACCCGTCAGCATGTCGTTCGACGGGTTGTAGCTGCCACCACCCGCCATCTGGGGCGTCATCTGCCCACCCGCGGCGCCCGCCATCCACGGCTGATAGCCCGTCATCTGCGGCAACGTGCCCATGGCTGGCTGTCCCGGTTGCGACTGCTGGGCGCCCATCATGTTGGTGCCACCGCCCGCGCCCAGCACGTCCTGCCTCATGCCTTGCAAACTCTGCGCGGTCGGCTGCATACCCGTCGTCGCCCCGCCGCCCGGTACGTACTGGCCCATCGCCGCGGCGACCAGGTCGCGCATCCCACCGGGCGTACTGCCCAACACGTTCTGGTACTGGAAGTAGTTCTGCGGTCCGCGCATCTGGCTGAGCAGCGTCAGATACTGATTGGCCGTGTCCTGCTGCTGCTTCTGCTGCGCGAGCGCTTGCTGCTGTCCGGCGAGCCACTGGTTGAAGTACTGCTGCTGGGCGCCCAGCGTCTGCTGGCCCTGATACGTGCCGAGCTGATTGGCCGTCTGCAACTGGCTCGCCAGCGTCTCCGCGCCCGCCTGCGGCATACCCCACGTCCCGAACGTGTTGGCGCCGTACTGCAAGGCCGCCTGCGTCGGCGCGCCCTGATACATGCCGGTCAGCCCAGCCTTGGTGATCTCGTTGGTGAACGCCTGCTGCGCGTGGTCGAATGCCTGCTGCTCTGTCTCGAGGTTCAGCTTCGCGTTCAGGTACGCCTGGTTGGCGGCTTGCTGTGCGTTCGACAGCGCCATCTGCGCCGCTTGCCAGTTGGCGCCCGTGCCTCCGCCGCCACCACCACCACCACCTGAGCTCGCAGTGGCACCACCTCCACCACCTCCGCCGCCACCCATGCCTACATTATTAAGAGCTTCGCTGTAGCTCGAGGCGTTGACGTGGTATTCGCCGCCACCTGGAATCGGGACCGTGTAATTGGGCATCTCGTTTCACCTCATCCCGCGGGCGTGAGCGGCCCCTGCGGGTAGCGCGCCGGTGCCACCGGCACCGGCCCGCCCGGCGTCAGTGTGCCCGGTGCCGCGCCGGGCAACACCGCGGGCATCCGACCCATGCCCGGTCCAAGCCCACCACCCATCGGTGGTCCAGGCATCGGCATCGGAGCCGCCGGTCCGGCCGCGGCCATCTGCTCGATCGTCGGCGGCGGAATCGCTGCCCCCTCCGGCGGGCTCGGTACCTTCAACTCCGGGTGCGCCTTGATCACCGCTTTGAACACGTTGGCAAAGTTCTCGGGCCCCAGCCGCTGCAACTGCGCCTGCCGGCCCTGCATATTCGGCGTGCCATCTGCGTTGAACAACTGCTGCGTGTAGTAGTCCAACTTCTGCTGCTCGCTCAACGGTGCACTGAACGGAGCTCTGCCCTGCGGCATCATGCCCAGCGCCACCTCGTGCGCCGTCTGATTGATCCACGTCGCCAGGTCCTGGGCAATCTCCGTGTACTGGTCGCCACCCTGTACCGCCATCTACCTGCCCCCAGGTAACGGCAACGCATTGGCTGGCGGACCCGGTACCACCGGTGCGCCCGGGATCCCACCCGGCGGCATGCCACCGCCCGCCCCTGCTGGAGGCGGCGGGGCGAGCGGTAATCCCTGCCCTGGACTCGGCACGGGATTGCCTGGCATGCCACCGGGCGGACCCGCAGGAGGTGCACCGGGTGTCCCACCGGGTACCCCGGTCGCACCAGGCCCCGGCCCCCCGGCCATCTCCTGCGGACTCGGCATACCCGGTCCACTCATCTGTTTGCCCATGATCGTCGCGAGCTCCTGGAAGATCTTCTGCTTCAGCACACCCTGTATCTCTTGCGAGTTCTTGATGTCGTGCAGTAGCCAGCTGCGCTCCACCTCGTCGGGATTACTGCCCGCGTCTTCCACGGCGTCCTCGTACGAGATCAACTTCAACTGCATCTTCTCACCGATCGCGCGAATCTGAATGATCTCGTTGCTCGGCGTGCTCGGACTCAGCTTCGCCTCGTACCGATGTACCCCCTTCAGATCGTCCGGCCCTACCCCTACCCAGCCAGCCTTCGTCTGACCGGCGATCGTCTTCCGCCCGCGCTTGGCCTCCTCCTCGCCCCACGCGTAGACCTTCTCGCCTATCCTCGACTCGATCAGCCAGCTCTCGAAGCCCACCCGATCGCCCAGCGCAACCTCCGCGTTCTTCACGATCGGGTCCCAACTCAATCGCGCCAGATACGCCGCCTGGTTCAGCGCATACCCTGACTGATCGCTGGCCACCAGGCCCTGTACCGCGCTCGGCAACGCCCACTCGAGCATGCTCTTGATGTTGTCGATCAGCTTGTCCGAATCAATGCCACTCTTTGGCTGGTCAATGGGCGCAATGTCGTACGGGTACAGCTTGCCGGGCTCGATCACGTCGCCCTTCGCCTTCTCCCGCCCATCATTGCCGTACGGCGCGCTCGTCAGCCCCGGCACCACCCCCGGCGGCGTCGTCTTCTTGAACGCCGGGAACCCCGTCAGAAACGCCGCGTTCCCCTGCATCGTCAGCAAGCTGTCCAGCAACGGGAACAACCGCAGAAACCCGAACAGAATACTCAGCCCCGCGTGCTCCGGTAGCCTGCTCGCCGTCGTGATCCCCAGTGCATGGAAATACGGACCCCGCAGCGTCTTCAAAATCGGGTCCCCATAGCTATGCCTGACCACGTTGCACAGCGTCGCCGTCCCCAGACTCCCCGACTTGTTCCTCTGATTGGGGCCGCTCAGCAAGACCACCTGCACCTCGTGGTCCCACGCCTCCACACACCTGATCGTGTTCGTGGCTGCACCCTTCATCAGATGCGTCCACTCTGCCCGCGCCAACTCCATCGCCCTCGGATCGAGCCCCGACCACGTCTTCGGGTCCACCACGTTGCCGCTACTATCCAGCCCAGCCCCGAACCGCTCGAGTGCCTCCACATACGGCACTTCCTTCACCTCGACCACGCTCGTCAGCCCGTTCTCGTTCTTCGTGTAATAAAACGTCTCGGGCGGAACGTCCGTCGTCATGATCGGGTACGGCAACGCCAGCTTGTACTCCTCCGTGCCATGGTCGTACAGCTGGTCCCGCGCCGCCTGGTCGTACTCCTTGACCTTGTCCAATTCCTTCTGCAGGTCCTGCGCCTTCTGGTCATAGCTCGACCACGCACTCTTGCTGCGCTCGACCGTCTTCAGGATCCCCTCACCCTTGACCGCCAAGCTCCACAAGAACAACCTCAGCAATTGCCGCTTGGACTCGGCCTCTTGCCGCTTCCAACTCGCCTCGAAGTACTTCTCCCTGAGCGTGCTGTTCTGCTGAGCCGCGTCCCCAAACCCCACCGGCTTGAACATCACACTCATCGGATTCACACTCAGCGCCGCCGTCACCGTCGTCGCAATGTGCAACGCCAGCGGACTCCTCACCTCGAGCGCGGTCTTCGCGTACGCCTCCGGAATCTCTACCGGCACTTCCCCAAACAGCACCGCGTCAATGTCCGCGTACAATTCGTCCCGATCCCGGAACTGACGCCGCAACTCCTGCGCCAGCTCCATCGTCCCACGTTCCATCGCGTCCTGAGCACTACTACTCTTGAACCAGCCAGTCGGCGCACCCGTGCCCAGACTCATCGGCGGAACTCCATGACGCTACAACGGGAGGGAATCGCGTTCGACAACCCGAACGTGGTGCTCGGACTGGCGTTGTGGATGAACATCGACATCTTGTGCGTGCCCGCGCTCGGCGGGGCGGTGTAGACGAAACTGTTCATCGGCACGTAGTAGTTCTGCGGGCAGTAGACCAGCAGCATCGACGCCGTGACCGCACCGTCCCACCCCCAACCCATGTAGATATTGATGGTGGCAGTGGTGCAGATAACCACTGTGCTGATGTCGATTCTGACCTGGGCACCACTGAAGTTGCCGCTGCCGTTGATCGGTGTCTCGATCCACTGCCCACTCGACGTGGACGAGAAGTTGCTGTACGCCCCGGCGTCGATGACCAGCAAGGTTGCCGCATTCGCCTGCAACATCGCCGTGGTGATCGACCCCGCATTCCCAGCTAGCGGGTAGTCCGTCCCATCATTCCCACGAACCCGCAGCTCGGTGTTGCTGCCCTGCGTCTTGTATAACGTCAGCGCCGTCGAGTTGCTCTCGTGGAACCCCAGCCGCGGCTCGTTCGGCGTATCTACCATCAACTCCACGTTGCTGTCCCGATACGGGTTCGGCGAACTCGCCATCCGTTGCGGCGTGCTCCGCGCAATCAGATGCCCACGGTGCGTCCATAACCCACCGCTCGTCTGCTCAAACCCGTTCGTCACTTCGCGGAAGTGCTGCGCGCTGACTACCATCCCCTATCCCCAGCGGAGCTCCACCACGTCCCGCGCTGCCTCCGGCTGCGCCTCAGCACACAGTCCATACCTCAAGGCGTCTACCGCGTGATCCTCGGTCTTGTTCCCCCTCACCTTGTCCGCCAGGTCCTCAGGATCCAGATGGTCCATCACCATCGCCGGTACTGTCCGCTCTAAATTCGGAGCTCGCCCCCGCATCACCCGCAGCCGCGGCCCACCCTCTCTCCGCGTATCCAACATCCCCCGCACAATCGACCACCCCGTCCGTCGATTGTTCATCCCCGCTACTACCTCACCCAGTACACCCGCATACACCTGCGCAATACTGGGCCGCATCTGCTCACTCCTACTGTTGAACATGCTCGGGTCCAATACCTTCGCTACTAGCCGCTCCCCCTCACTCGCCCGCAAAATCTCCTGCGCCTGCTCTTCGTCCCTCAGCCCAGCCCCATACCGCTCCCGATACACATACACCACCCTCGTCTCCGGGTCCCGCGTCAGCCATAAGCAGCACCACGGACTCGCAAACCCATAATCTACCCCCACCCACCGCGGCCACTCCTCGGGTACCTCGAAACTGTCTACCACATGTACCTCAGGATTCCATTCCGTGAAGTACATCCCCTCCGCTGCGACCCACTGCCCTAACCTCAATCGCTGATACGTGTACCCCGTCAACGTATCCAGCGTCTCTAGATACCTTCGCCCAAACTCTGTCCACTCTCCCCGCTCGTGGTCGTAGAGAAGCGGATTGTCCTCATGCCGTGAATCCAGCAGAACACACTCACCTCGATCACATCGCTGCTTGATCCAGTGAAAGGGGTCCGCGGGATTACAGTCAGCGATGATCTGTTGATAGCTGAGTTGCCCGTTTCGTAGCCTGGACACGAGCAGCTCCCAGTCCAATTGCTCAAGCTCCGTCGCCTCCTGTACATAAATCAAATCAAACTCCGTCGATTTGATCTTCTCAGGATCGTCTAGCCCACAGACCGCTACTACCGCCCCACTCCCATACCTGTACTCCTGGTCCTCCGTCCAGAACCGCGCAGGATGCGGCTTCGGCATTACCTTCTCTTCAAATGTCACCAGCGCTGCCTGACTCAGCGTCTTCCTCACCTTCCGCACTATCGCCCCACGGATCGGTGCCTGCATCGCCACCAGGTTCAGCTTCTCTAAACATGCCCGGCTCTTCCCCGTACCCGCCGGTCCCGCCACTAACACCTCGCGCTCACGCATCCTCATCAGCGCCAGCGCACTCCCCCACGGCCTGAAACTCCGCTCTTCTTCTTTCTCTACTCGCCGCTTCCCTCGCTCGACACTCGCCCGACTTACCACGCCCCCGAGCTCAACCCCCTTCTCACACAAAGAAAAAATAATTCTCTGAACTTCACTGTCCGGGTAAAGCCAGGGCGCCGAAACGAGCCGCGGGTGGTACCCGCGGGGGTCGCGCGCGCGTGCGGGCGCCTGGCGCGCGCCCTTAGAACGCGTGTCAGCTGAGCGCGGCATGCGGTGGCGGCCGCTGTGTCCGGCTGTTCTTGAATTGCCGGAGACATAGGTTAGATGACGTCTGCCGGATCAAACCCGGCGACTGCCTTTATCACCGGAGTGACACTCACATCTACACGGTCGCGATAGCGCTCGGGCGCCCGCGCTCTCAGTAAGAACATTAGGAGTTGATCGGAGTAGCGCTGGACTGTGCCAACCACCTGACCACGGTTGTAGATAGGCTCCGGTGTGCCATCGCGCGCTCGGCGCCAAGCCTCCGCTTCGAGCACTTCGGTTGCTTGTAGTTGTGCCTCACGCACAGCCGCGGAGAATTGGTCTGATTCTTCCTGCCACACGTAGACGGTTGCTCGGCCGACACCGGCCACACGACATGCGGAGGTGAGGTTACCGTCGCGCGCTAGTGCCTCTAGGAAGATGTCGCGCGCGCGTGCTCGTCTTTCTTCGCGTCTGACCTCAGCCGCGAGTTGTCGAGGTGTAGGGTTATGCGCGAGGTTATGAGCGGTGGCGGCCACTTGTGCGCGAGCGTAAAGATATTGACCGGGGCCCAGCAACGGTGATAGGCGATTTATCGCGATATATGGTCATAACACCCTATCTCTCTCTCTCTCTCTCTCTCTCTCTAGTCTGTCTCAACCGTAGCTTTACGAGCTCATTACCTGGACGTTACCGGTGTCACAAAACGGACCATTACCCTTGTCCTATGCGTCAAGCGCGCATATAGTGTGCGCGATGAACACAACCGAAGAGCGCTCCGCTGGGCGCAGTATGGTCTATGGGCCGTACGAAATTGAGACGTACGGCACTGGGCGCGAGCGCTTCTACTACATTGTTGACGGCCGGGACGGCCGCGTAGGACGTAGCTTCTTGTTGCTGCGCAATGCGCGCAAGCATGCGGCACTATTGGCGCGGCAAGCGGCGGACCTCTGTGAGTATTGCGATGATCGCGACGTAGCCTACGTGGTTACGGACACTGACAATCATTCCGTCCGTGTATGCAAGGTTCACCTTGCGCGCACGATGTTCTACGCCGGTGACGGCGCGATTGTGACTGAGGTCAACCGATGAACACAACCGAAGCACAAGGCGAGCGCGCGATCGCGCTCGCTAACGCGAAGACACTCAAGGCGCAGTACAAGGCACTGGGCTTTGCAAACATGCTCACCCCAGACGGGTACAACCCGAAGACAAAGAAAGGCCGGGCGAAAGGCTACAGCACAGCCATTCTTCACCTCGCGCCGGCGGACCTTTCGGGTATTGACGTCTGCCATTGGCGCTCGGCCGGTTGCACGTCCGGGTGTTTGAATCTGGCCGGCCGCGGAGGCATTTTCAAGAAAGGCGAGACGACAAACAACATTCAACTAGCGCGTATCAATCGCACCTTGGCAATGCGCCACTTCCGGCACATCTTCAATGATGTGCTTGTGCGTGAGATAGAGGCGCACGTTCGTAGGGCTCGGAAGCACGGACTGATTCCGTGTGTACGTCTCAACGGCACGTCAGATGTACCGTTCGAACTACGCAAACTGCGCGATGGTCGCACCATTCTAGAGACGTTTCCGGATGTGCAATTTTACGACTACACCAAATCACCTGAGCGCGCGATCAAACATGCGCGAGGTGAGATGCCCGCGAACTATCACCTCACGTTTTCGCGTAGTGAGGTGAACGATGCGGACGTCGCGGCTGTGCTCGCGGCCGGTGGGAGTGTCGCGGTCGTATTCGAGAAAGCACTACCCGACATTTACGCTGGGCGCCGTGTGGTCAACGCGGACGCGGACGATTTGCGATTCCTGGACCCGGCCGGGGTAATTCTTGGTCTCAAGGCTAAGGGCCGGGCGCGCAAGGATACCTCCGGTTTCGTCGTACGACTTGCCCGGGCCGCGTAGGCCCGGAGTGTTCACACCTGAGAGAGAGAGACAACCGATGACTTCCCGACGACTAGTTGACATGCGCCGTATTGCAGACATTGTGACTGCCGCTGGCTATTACGCCTACGTTGAGCAAACCGGTGGTGGCGTGGCCACCATCTACGCCTATCGGTCGCCGGCTCTGCCCAGCGCGGCTGACGTCAACGGCATGCGGCAGCAACCCGATGTGATGGCCGGGCCTGGTTCGTACTGGGCAGACAATGGGCCCACCGGCTACCTGAGTGAGTTCTACAGTGGCACGACCGCTGTAGATGCCGCCACGATGGATTACGGCGACGACGACTATGCCACGGATAGCTACACGGCGACCGCGCGCGACACAGAGGTGAGTCTGGCCGGGCGCATCATTCATCAGCTAGAGACGTTGACCGCGCGCTACGGCGCGCGGCCGCTCACCTGCACCGCGCTGCGCGACGCTCAGGATGCTGAGACTGGCCAGCCGGTCGCGCAGTGCCAGAACGTCGCGACGTTGCTCGCGGTCGTGGCAGACGACCCGGACTCGTTCGAACGGCGCCCGGTGTGCGCCGAGCACGCGAACGATTACGTGCATGACACATTCAATCTGAGACTCGTTCTGCGGCCGCTCTGAGCGGCCCAGCGTTCACCTCAACCGCGTCTTTACGAGCTCTTTACCTGGCCATTACTTGGGCAAGGTGCGCCAAACGCGCATAATACCTGATAGGAGACAACCGATGAACCACACGCAATGCGCGCCGAGCGCGCACGACCGCACCGCGGACCCGGACAATCAGACCATTGATAGCGATGGTCTGTTTGTCTGCAATGACTGCCTGCGCGCAGCGTTCTACTGCGCTAACGACAACGAGTACCACCACACCGACCCGGAGGCGTCGTGCTTCCTGATTCCGGCGTGGTCGGCCGGGTGCGTCGATCCCGACCACGGTATCGGCGACCACCCGTGTGACGAGGTGCTCGGCCCCGAGCGCGCGGCCGCACTGCGCGACACGGGCGCCGCGGGCGCCTGCACCGTGGACGACTGTGATTGCACGGTTTTCCGCAGCGGTCAGGTACGGCCCGGCAACCCGCCGCTGTGCGTGTGTGGGCACGGCCCGTCACGACATCACACAGACGATGGTCAGGACGCATTCGAAGCGGCGCGCGCATTCGACCGCGAGCACTGGGGGTACTGGGAGTACGACGACGCCGCCACCGATCCGCTCGGTGCCGCGGTGTCGTACGCCGTCTACAACGTGCTCGAGCACACCGTCAAGGACGACGAGGTCGTCCGCATCATCGCCATCGTCAAAGAGACGATGGACTCCGCAGCAAAGATTGGACTCAACCGATGAACACCCTCACCGAACCACAGCGCCACGCGCGCGCCGTCGTAGACGGTTGGCTCGAAGCATTCCGTGCCGTGGCACAAGCCTACCCCGGCTCGACCTACAACTTCGGACAGGCCGGCCCGTCGATTGATATCCCGCTAAACGCCACCACCGGACTGACGTTCGGTGTGTGCGACACGATGATCGGCGCCAACGTCTACGACATCATCGGTGACGAGTGGGACATGACGCACCTGAACATCGAGACACCGCTGTCGAGTGAGTCTGAGGATGGCGAGGCGATCGCCGCCGCCATTCTCGAATCAATTCGTGCATGGCGCGACGACTACGTCGAGCGCGTCCAGGTCGTCGCTCAGGAATCACTCGGCGAGTTAGAGACGGCCATTGCCGCGCTGCAGGCGCACATCGAATCGTTGCCGGAGAGCGACCCGGTCGTCGGGCCGCTCAGCGAAGCGCTGGCCATCATGATCGACGCGTACGGAGGTCAGTCGTGAGCGCGTCTATCGAGTATTCGCCCGCAGCACGCGCGCTGCTAGACCGCTGCTTGGCGGATATCGACGCTGTCGAAAAGAGGAATCAACCGATGAACACCGTACCCGTACCCGCGGATATCGACCCTGCGGTGCTCGAGCCGGGCACCACCGTGCTCGCCATGCTGGACGACAGCCGTACCCCGCTCACCGTCGTGCGTCACGATCTGCTCGTGGTCTGTCGCAAGCCGGATGGCAGCGAGGTGACGCTCTATGCCCACGAGGTGTACGTGCCATGACGCCCGAGCGACTCAAGGCATGGCGTCTGGCCTGGAACATCTCGCAGGCCAAACTGGCGGACCAGCTGCGCATCCACCAGCAGACCGTGGCAGCGTGGGAGCAGGGCCGGCGAGAGATCCCGCCGTATCTGGACCTCGCGCTCGAGACACTCGAGCGTCGTCAGGTCGCAGAACTCGAGCAGCTTGCCGTTCAGCGCCGCCGTTCGCTCAGCGCTGCCGATCGACAGTCTCTGGGCGCCCGCAGCCAGCGCGGCAAACAGGATGCAGCGCTGCGGCGAGCGCAGCAGGTGTCACTGTGACAAGGCGCCTCGACTCCGCCATCGCCATCGTCGTGCTCAGTCTGCCGTGGTCGATGGTGATCGTCGTCTACGGCTACCACTACCTGACCGGCGCGTGGCTCTAACTGGAAAAGTAAGTACATAGTCAGGTACAAGAAACCCCGCGACGGATTCCCGCCGCGGGGATGCTTTGTCCCCCAACCGATGAAGAAAGGGAAGTAGCAATGTCTAGGATACTCAAAGAGCGCGCTCGCCGGCGAGCGCTCGCACTGAAAACAGAGGTGTCGGCTGACACCGCGGGCGTGCTGCGGGTCGTCTTCTACTACCGCGTCAGCACCGACGAGCAGGAAGAGAAAGGCACGGTCGAGGCCCAGCGCATCTACCTGCACGACAAGTTCCGTGCTGACTTTCGTGACGACGCACCGACCGCGGTGCGCATGCAACTCGTGGGCGAGTACTGCGATGACGGCTGGTCCGGCGCCAAGGCTCTGGGCGACCGGCCGGATGGTCGGCGCCTGCTCGACGACGCACGCGCGGGCATGTTCGACGTCGTCATCATCTACAAGCTGGACCGGCTGGGCCGCTCGGCGCGTGTGCTGATCGACGCACACGACGAATTGGAGCGCTGCAACGTCGCCATCACCAGCGCGACCGAGCCGTTTGACACACGGCCGGGCCCACAGCAAGCGATCGGTCGCTTCGTGTTCCAGCTCCTGGCCAGCCTTGCCGAGCTCGAGCGTGCCACGATTCGCGAGCGCACTATGAACGGTAAGCACCGTGTCGCGTCCGCCGGTGAGTTCATCAACGGACTGGTGCCATTCGGTTTCGACGTGGTCGATAACCACCTCGTGCCCAGCCGGCGTGCGGTCGAGATGCTCGCTATCACCGAGTCCGAACTGGTGCAGCAGATCTTCGAGCGCGTTGCCGCCGGCGAAACGTGCTACGCCGTCGCCGACTGGCTCGCGGACGCGGGCGTGCCGTCCACCCAGCGCTGGTTCAACAAGCAGCACCAGCGCAGCACCGACAAGACAAATGGCCGCTGGAACAACCAGCGCGTGTGGGCAACGATCAAGAACGTCGTCTACAAGGGTGAGCGCAACCTCAGCTTCGACCAGCGCGACCTCGACCAGTCCGTGCCGGGCATCGTGAGCGAGTCGGTCTGGCAGACCGCCAACGATCGCCTCAAGCGCAACAACAAGTGGAACGGGACGCACGACGACCACGTCTACACGCTGTCCAAGAAAATCATCTGCTCCGGCACGCTGCCTGACGGCACGCCGTGCGACCTGCGCTACACGGGCGGCATTACCAACAGTTCGGCCGATGGTCGCAAGAAGTACCGCTACTACCGCTGCAACGGACGCAACGCTGACTTCGCGCGTCGCCGCGGCGCGCCGTGCAACGGGCCGATGGTCAACGTCGAGGTCGAGAACGTCATCTGGCAAGACCTCGTGTGGGCAGTCAAGCACCCGGACGAGGTGCTCGCCGGGCTGCAGCGTACGCTGCGCGGGCGCCAGTCCAATGGCGCGCTATACCAGCGGCAGCACGACGAGCTACGCAGCCAGCGGCGCGTACTCGAGCAGACACAACTGCACCTGCGTGACTCGCTCCGCTCACCGTCGCGCTACCGCCCGATACGGGAAATCGAAGAGGACCTCGTGGACGTCGGCGACAAGATCGCCCAGTTGGATGCCGACATCAGCCGCGTCGAGGCGTACCTCGCCGTCGATAGCGCGCTCGAGTCGCGCCTGTCCAGTACCGCCAGCCTGATGCGCCGCCTGGGCGATCAGATCGATGACATCACCGCGTCGAACGACCGTGTCGCCATGAAGCGCATCGTCCAGGAGTTGGTGGTCGAGGTGCGCGCGCTGCCGCGGGAGGAGCCGGTCGCGGCCGGGCCAGGCAAGCCGGATCTGCCGCGGCTGCAGGTGACGTACGCCTTCAGTACGGATAGCACTATGAGTAGCGTCCGGGATTTGACGAATATCAAGACTTTAGTCATAGGGATGCTCGAGATGCCGAGCGCTCGCGAGCGCATTCTCGCCTGAGTCGTCCTCACGGACGACGCCACCACTCCACGGTTCAGCCGCGGCTCTTTCGGCCGCGGCTTTCTGTTGTAGCTCGCGCTCGATCAGGAACAGCAGCACGCGCAGCAGCGCGCCGGGGTTGCGCTCGGGTTCGTAGCGCCGCTCGAGCTTCACGACGCCTCCACCTGGGCGAACAGCGGCGCGTCGCCGACGACGCGCTCGATGGCTTGCTGGCCATAGTCCGCGCTGAGCTCGCACAGCACGGCGTTCCTGCCGAGCCGATCGGCCACCATGCCCACCGTGCCGCTGCCGCCGAACGGGTCGAGCACGACCTCGCCAGGGCGCGTGCTCGCCTGCACCATCGGCTCGACCAGTCGCGGCGGGAATACCGCAAAATGCGCCCCTGCGTACGCTGAGGGGTTCACCACCAGCGCGAGCGGGTTGTCCTGCTCGCCGAGCAATAACCCCTGCCACGACTCGAAGAACCAGTCCGCCGCGCGTCTCTGCCTGCCCTTGCCTGGTACCCACTCGTCGTCGTTGCCGCGGCCGTAGCTCAGCCGCTGGTCACGGACAAAGCCGTTGCCAGAGCTCCGCCCGCTGTCCGCGGCACGAACCGCCTCGACGTCGAACCAGTACGTGCGGCTTTTGCTCAGCAGGAAGACGTACTCGACCGACGTCGTCGGCCGGTCGCGCACCGACTCGGGCATGCTGTTGCGCTTCAGCCACGGGATGACCGAGCGCACGTACCAGCCGTCAGCCTGGAGCGCGAGCGCTGCCCGGAACGGCAGCAGCATCAGGTCCTTGGGCTTGTAGCCAGCTGGTACCAGCCCGTCCCGCGGCATGAGCGAGCCGCGGTTGGAGAGTTGCTTCACCTGGGCCGCGAGGTGCGAATGAGGATTACCGGAGTGCGCCGTGCTCGAGAGTCCATTGCTCGGACCCTTGCCGGAACCGGCGTACGCGTCACCCAGGTTTAGCCACAACGTGCCGCTTTTGTGGAGAACGCGCTTGACATGCTGAAAGCACTCCACGAGGTGTGCGATGTAGAGCTCTGGCGTGGGTTCGAGTCCGAGCGATCCGAGCCACGCTCCACAATCGCACTGGGCATAGCGCACCACACCACGGCCGGTAACCGAGCCACTGTTGCTCTTTTGTTTTGGTCCAGCTGTAGCGTCACCGCGGTTGTGGTATTCATCGGTCTGCTGCCAGTCATGTACGTGGGCACAGCGCTCACCCATACTGGCTTGCTTGAGGCGATGACTATCGACGGTGCGATTGAGCGATGATTGCCCACCGGGATTCCAGCCCGCGGTATGGGCGGGTTGCCAGTCGTGAACATGTTCACAACATGTTTGCCCCCACACCAGGGGAGGTGTGCCGTAGTCGCGTAAACCGTAGTAAGGAGGCGAGGTAATCGCGCACTGCACGCTGCCGGCCTCGATGGTCCACAGGGTGACACGGCAGTCGCCGCGCAGCAGACGCACCGTCATGCCTCGTCGTCGGCGTGCATGGCCACCCTCAACTGCTCGAGAAGCGCGCTCGCTTGCATGCCAGCTTCGACGGCTGCTTCGAGCGACTGCATCCTGCCGGCGATCTCCGCCCTCAGCGCTTGCTGACAGACCTCCGAGACGTTGATCTCCATCTGGCGCGCGCCTGCGAGCAATACTTCTGGCAAGTAGATCGTCGTCCTAGTCCCGCTCATACAGCGTCACACTCGTGCTCATCGAAGTACTTCGCATGGACTGGGCAGCGCTGGCCGCGGCACGGCAGGTGCGCGTCGTACAGCCACGGCTCGAGGTGCTCCATGCACAGCGCGCAGTAGCGCACCTCTTTGGATTCGCCAGCCTCGCGCGCGTGCGCGCGCGTGTCTCCAATATTCTTGCGATCTGTGAGATCTTTGACATCTTGAGAAGGGCCGTGGCCATTGCCTGTGCGATCTTGCTGGAGATCTTGAGTGCCTTGGTCACCCATGTCCACGTAAATGTGGGCCTCGGAAGATGTTGAATATCTCAAAGATCGTAAAGATCTAGATGTATCTCCACGCGCGAGGCTGGTGATCTTGGGTGGGTGCCAGTACCAGCCGCCGCGGCCGTCCTTCTTGCTTTCGATGCCGAGCTCTTCGCGCGCCCGGCCGACCGTGTTGGGCGTGGTCGAGACACCTGCCTCCTTGAGCTGTCGGAAGCCTTCGATGGCAGGGATGGGCTGGTCGATCACGATCTGCACCAGCGCGCGCTTGACCTGTGCCAGGGCGCCAAGCTCGGTCACGTTGCCGCGGTCGAGCGCGGTCGTGGCGTCCACAAGCACCGGGTCGTTGTCCCAGACCAGGATGGGCGGCTGGTCACGCTCGTCGGCGTGCGGCAGGATCATCTCCTGCGTGGTGTGGATGCGGTAGCCGATCCCGACCGCGTCCGGCGCGATGTTGAATTTGATTGGGAGTAGCAGGCGCCGCTTCTTTTCAGAGTCGTTCGGGTCAATCGCGACACCCAGCACGACGCGGCACACCGCGGGAAACGCGATCGATCCGGTGGCCCGATATAGTGCTGACACTCCGCTTCCTTTTGTCAAATGCATAAGTAAGAGGAGTGCGACCCCTGTACGCTCGGCCATTTGTTGCAGTGGCGCGAGCACACGACGCACGTCTGTCTCTTTGTGAGCGTTGACGTTGGCACCCAGATAGGCACTGATGGGGTCCAGTACCACCAGCAACGCACCCTCGCGTTCGATCAGCTCTTCGAGCAGACTGATGTGCTCTTCGAGCGCAAACATGCGCTCGTCCATGGTGGTCGTGTCCACGTCGATGACACCGGTGACCGCCAGAATCTTCGAGCGATCGGCACCAGCCGCTATCAGCCTGGGCGCGACCGTGTCAGAGAGCGAATCCTCGATGGTGAAGAGGATGGCCGCGCCTGCTTCGCACCTGCCCTCGTCCGGCCACTCGCCACCGACCGACACCACTGCCGCTGCCCAGTGACTGATCAGGCTCTTGCCGAGCCCGGGGTCGCCCATCAGCAACGTTGCCTTGCCGCGGGCGAAGCGATTACGCCACAGCCAATCGACCAGTTCGGGCTTCACTCCATCCATGTGTTTGACTCCCAACTCCAGCCCCTGTGCGCGACGCTGTGGCTCAGGTCGTACCTGCGTCCACGGCCGCCGCGGTACCGGTTGTTGCTCTTCCTGGTCAGCTGGGCTCCACGGTCGAGCGAGCCCGGACTTCAAGCCGCTGTGGATCGTGTTCCTGACGCTCACCTCGCCGTCGTCGGCGACCAGCCCGTTGCGCTCGCACGCCTCGAGCAGCTGCTCGGTAATCCACTCGGGACGAATCTCGTGGGCACGATCGGTGACCAGCCCGGCGAGCGTGTACGCGGCCCGGTTGCACGCGTCGTTGCGCCCTGGCTTGACCTGGAGCGCGACCATGTCGATCTTGGCGATGGCGAAGCGCATCGCCCAGTCGGCGAGGTAGCGCGATAGCACGCGCGGCTGCGTGGTCGCCCGCGGCGGCGGTTCGTACTGCGGTACCTGCGGCAGGCTGTCAGGGTCGAGGAACTCGCCGTGCTGCTGGCGTACCTCGTGCTGCGCGCCCGGTGGGCACGACGGCAGAAAGTAGATCCTCGAGCTGTCCTTGGCCGCGGGATCGACGCACGACCCGAAGAAGGCTTGTGCGCGCAGCCAGAAGCCGGGCCAGTCGGTGCCGTTCACCGCGCGACTGAGCGGTAGGGTTATGCGCCAGCGCGGGTTCTCGGGCGTGTGCGAGTGGGTGGTGTGCCCGACGTACTCGTAGCGCTCGAGTAGCGTCCACGGTGGCAGCGCGTGATCGACGTCGAGCACCAGCGCGTGGACTGCTTCGACGTTTGCCTTGCCGCGGGTGGTCCCCGGTCGGTACGTCACCGGGGACCATGCGCGTCCATTCTTGTCGGAGCGCTCCTCGTACCGGCACAGCCGCTGCGCGAGGTCGTTCCAGCTGAGCCGATACTGCATCGGACGGTTGTCGTCTTTGGAGTCGAACACGCTGACAGGGATGGACACGTCTTCCACGGGCGCCGGGTACGCCTTTCTGAAGGATGACTAGAAGGGGATGTCGTTCTGGTCGGCTGGCTTGTCGTCGCCGAAGATCTCTTCGTAGGTGTGCGGGGCGGTGCGCGTAGCGGTGTTGGTGCTGCTGGGCGCCACTACCGTGGTCGCTGCTGCGGTTGTCACCGTCTGTCGCTGGTTGATGGGTGTCGGGCGCTGACGCACGATGCCGGCGCTCTGCTCGTACTCCGCCACCATCGACCGCAGCTTGCCCAGACCGATCGCCTGGTACTCCACCTCCGGCTGCTTGGGCAGCGAGCCCACAGCCATCGGTCCGCCGAAGCGCGCCCAGACGTTGCCGCTGGCGTCCTCTTCGTGGCGGACGCTGCCGAGCACCTCGAGGTCCTCGAACCAGCCCAGCCACTGGGTGATCATCTGGAGCTCCTCGTCGGGGTTGTCGGGGTCCTGCGCTTTCTTCGGGCCGCCGCCGGCGGCGATCCAGTCGAAGAATCGCTTCTGGTTCGTCTGGCCCAGGCACGCGGCCAGGAAGTCGGTCAGCTTGGTGCTCTTGTACGCACCGGTCTTCTTGTCTGGCCAGCCGAGCGACAACCCGGTCATGTACGGCGTCGCGCGAGTGCTCTGCTGGGTACCCTCTGGTGGCTTGCCGTACTCCTCGAGCAGACGTGTCTGCTCATCGGTCACCAGCAGCAGCGGGAAGCGCGCGCGGTACGCGTTCCATTGCTCGTAGAACTTGACCTCGATCTCGGGGTTGATGCGGAATCGCCACACGCCCGCGGGGACCGGGCGCCACTCGGCTTCCGATGCTTCGTTCGCGCGTCTCATCAATGGCATCTACTGGCCTTCCCCCACCGCTTGGGCCGGTGGGCCACCGCTAGGCAGCTTTGCTGCGACTTCTGTTGCCTTCGCGAGGCACGGCCAACGAACGCCGCACGCGCTGCACCAACTCCGCCCGTCTTTCGTTAGCCGTTTGTGCTCGTGCTCGCCGCTGCTGCTCTGGCTCGCGGTCGAAGACGATTGCGATACAGATGAGTTGGTCGAGAATCGACGCAAGATGGGCACGCTCTGCCTCTTCCTCGATCGTCATCCGCTCACTTCATCGAGCGGTGTCTTACAGACCGGGCAGTCGGACGGATCGAAGATGCCTTGCTCCGCCAGGTCGGACTCTGACCAGATGCGCCAGCATTTGCGGCATGCCCAGCGCACCTCAGTGTTGCGCGGTGGCAGGATCGACTCGCCGCTGATTCTGTTTATGCGTGCGCGTTTCCGATCGAGCCGCTCGATCGCCTGGGTGAGACGATCCATCAGGAGATCCGCAGTGACTCGCCGCGGCGAATCTCCACGCCCGCGGGCACCTCGCCGGTCGTTTTCAGGTGCTCGAGGATGCCGCGCTTGTCGATGACCACCTCCTGCACCACGCGCTTGAACTCCTGCGGAATGAGCATCTCCTCGAGGACCTCGACCGCGGGCGGGTTCTGGCGCACCGCGATCGTGAAGCGACCGGTCTCGATCTTCGGGAGCTCCATGGCGCGCATGTGCTGGAGCAGGTACGAGCGCAACCAGCTGGCCTTGTTCTCGAAGCGTTTGGCGCCGTCTGTCATGCGCTTAGCTTCTGCCTTACGCATCTCGGCGAGCCCCTCACACCAGCGGATCAGACCGGCGATCGACTCCGACTTCTCCTTGATCGCGCCGCCCAGCTTGGCAAGCTGATCTTCGATCGTCGCCTCGTCTGCCTCGCCGTCCTCGAGCGCGTCGAGCAGCGTGTTCCACTCAGCGGAGAGTTCGTACAGCGTGGTGCCGCGCTCCGCGGCGCGGACAAAAGCGCGTGATACTTCCTGGACGTCAGTCACGCGGGTAGCCTTTCGAGAAGAAGTAGGTTTGCCTTGGCGCTGTAGCCGCAGGGATGCCAGCCGGCCTCGATGAAGCACTTGCCCGGCTGGGCACGTTTCGATCGACGTCGGCGCGTCTTTTCGACATCGACGTAGGTGAAGTGCCGCTCGCCGGGCCAGCGCTGGAAAGCGAGGTCGTCAGCTTCACGGATCAGGTCGCTCGAGAGTCCGGCGCCCTCGTTGCGAAACACCGTGCAGTTGATGCCGACCTGTTTGTCGTAGCGCTCGACGATATTCTTTACCCACACGAAGAGCGCGCGGCAGCACACCGTGAGCAGGACCATCTGCTCGCCCGGCGGCACGAACTGGTAGCGCTTGCGCCCGTCGGCGTACTGGCGCGCCGAATAGTGCCGCTCGTACAGCGCGAGCGCGCGCGGGTCGTACTTGTTACTCGACAGCCAGTTGCCGTCGATCACCGTGGCACCTTCCCTTGCAGGATGGCCACGATGTCGTCCCAGTCAGCAGGTCGCCAGATGCCCCATTCGTTGTGCCGCTGACAGAAATAGACCTCGACACCGGGGCAGCTGCTGAGGTCGTCTAGCCAGCCCGTCTGCGCGGATGTGACGCGTCCCTTCGTGGTCTTGATCTCGGCGAAGAGCAGCCGCGGCGGCTTGCACAGCGTGAGGTCCGGAAACCCCTGCGCGCTGTGCATGCTGCTCCACGGGTGGTAGATGCGTTTCCAGTGGCACAGGCGAGCCAGGTCGATGATGGCTGCCTGAAAGCTCGATTCCGATTCCGGCGGCAGGTGCTCGTTCAGCTTGTGGATCTGGCTGTACGTCAGGCCAGTCCTGCGTGTGATCACGCAGCTACCTCACTTTTGAGCAGTGGTGCCCACTGCGCAGCCATCGCCGCGGCGACACCGGGCAAGGTACGACTGCGCTCCTTCCAGCGGTCCTTGCTCGGCGACATCCAGTGGACGCGTGGCTGTCGCCCGGTGCTGACCACCGTTGCCATGAGTGGCGGCAGTCCGCGCAACCACAGCAGCGTCGTCTTCGTCTCGGGATGGTTGAACATCCACGGCTGGATGGTCTGACTGGCGGGCTTCCAGAAACGATTCAGTCCGCGGGGGTTTTCGATCGCGACACGACCGATCGGCGCGTCCCACAACATCTGCACAAAGGCCACTGCGTCCAGACGTGCTTGCGACTGGCGGTACCAGCGGTCACCCGCGCGGCACAGCGCCGTGCAGGGTGGGTGCGCAACCATCAGATCCCACGACTCATCGAGCACGCTCAGCACGTCAGCCTGGATGTGCGGACCAGGGCGCTCGCTGGGCAGCAAGTCGCACGACCACGCGTCACAGCCCTGAGCGATGAATGCATCGCGTACCTCGCCACTGAATTCGCACGCCACTAGGACTCGGTGCCCCAAAGTTCTTCCTGGTGACACTTGCAGACGCACAACATCCGTGGCTGATCTGCTGGTTGGAGGCGCCCACGCCAGCCAGTGCAGCGCTCGTGGCAGGCGATCGTGCATGCCCAGCTAAGCCCCTGTGCGCGACGCCGCTCGCGCCAGCGTCGGCGAGCACGACGAAGTGCTTCATCGGTCGGGTAGACAGGCATCAGCAGCCCGACACGGTCCACTGCCGACGACGGCCCAGAGCGAGGTCGTGGGCAGCCACGAGACGCGCCTGCCACGGTGTCCAGCGCGACCACTCGGGATGACCGAGCTCGAGCGCTCCGCGGCGGAACGTCGATTCCATGTACTGCAACACCCCACCCGCGCCGGATCCGTTCTTGTTCCAGACGTTGGCGCCGCCCGATTCCTTTGACTCGATGCACGCCACCTGGGCGGCGTAGCGCGGCGGCGGCTCGAGCACCGGCGCGTCGATCTCGCCCACGCTGATCAGGTAGTCGCGCGCCCCGAGATGGGTGCTGGCCATCGCGCCGAGCAGCGGCACGAGGCCGACGTTCGCCTCCGCGGCCGCCGCGATCGTGTCGGCATCGACGCTGTCCGGCCACGAGGTGACCTGGCCATCGGCACCGACCACGGTAGCGAGTACCGCGAAGGCGCCGACGATCGCGGTCATGCCGCGACCTCACCGCGTTCGACCCAGTGCCGCGCCTTGAAGCGCGCTACCTGTTCCTCAGTGCCGGTCCAGCCAGAGCGCCACCAGCCGGACTGGTTGACGTACTTCGCTTGTTCGCGGTGCAGGACGAAGGCGCGCTTGTCAGGGTGAGCGACCCACTCCTCGTAGACATCGTCGGGCAGGACGGGCCGCTCGTCGGCGAGCGTCATGCTGCCCGCCGCGGCATGCTCTTTGGTTTCCAGCGGCGCGCGGCGCGCTCGAGGATGACGCTGGCGAGGCTCTTCGGGTCAGTGCGTTCCTCGAGAGCCCATTCGAGCAACCGCTCGTAGAGCTCCTCCCGCATGCTGACCCTGAAGACCCGCTGTGAAATGCGGGTAGGTGACTCCATGGCCGCGAAGTGTGGAACCGCGGCCAAGTAAATGGTTCGGAGAAGTTATAAAGACTGAACCAAAACCAGTATGCCCAGGCAATGCCCAGTGATACGGTACGGGCAGTAGTCTGTATTACCTGCAATACAGAACAAAGGTGAGGCGAAGAGACAGTAAAGGTGAGTGGCGTGATAACTGTCGAGTCGAGTAGTCATATGCTGGTGCTTGTGCCGCAACTGCGTGGGCAGCGGTTGCTGGCGGCGCTGAGTCAGGCGGATCTGGCCGCACGGGCAGGTGTGAGTCCGGTCACCGTCATGCGCGGTGAGCAGGGCAAGGCGATCCGTCCGTCCAGCGTGCGCAAGCTGGCGCGCGCCCTCAAACTGCGTCCGCGCGACCTCCAGTAGCCGGCACGATCCGAGTCAATCTCAGGGCTCCCGGCTGTCCTGCTTGACGTCGCCCTTCGGATCGGTGAAAGTAAGTGCTAGGGCAGGGTAAAGACACCGCCAGATCGCGAACTTTTTACCGTTCGAGACTGAACCATTTTCCGGGAGTACGGCGGACACTGGGGACCCTCTGGAACCCGCATCAGCCAGAGCAGTCAGACGGGTATCCAAGGGAGAGTTATGCCCGATGCATACCGCAGGCGATGGACAGAAGCAGGATCGACCATTCTGGCAAAACCCGCCTGGGCCTGAACCAGGCCAGCCGAAGTGGGCACCCGAGCACTTCATGGACGAGCTGTACCGCACGATCAAGTGGCGGGATCAGTCGCCCTACTACCGCGGCCTGAGGAAGAAGACGCTCTTCGCCGGTCCGACGGGCCACATGGACCTCAGCATGCCGACGTTCAACGGCTACGTGGCTGCTTGCGGCGTGCCGTGGCCACCCCCGCTTGCCGACCACCTCGTGTCGCTCATTGACGGCGTGACCGCGCAGATCCGCTGGGTATCGGACGCGCTGGTGGCCGCGCTCGGACGCGATCGTGACAGCCTGGTGCTGCAGTCGGTGGGCGTACTGCACCCCGAGCAGTGCCCGCAGGGCATCTGGGCACAGTGGCGCGCGCTACGCGATCGCGAGCAGAGCGTGATCGAGCACGACGCGGTGCTGCTGTGTGGCGACGGGCTGTGGCTGCCAGTCCACCAGCAGGTGACGTACGGACAGGACAGCCGCTACTCCGCGCGCAACGAGGTGTGGTTCGTAGACGCGATCGCCACCGGCAACCCTTTTGCACCGACACAGGCTGAGTACCTGTACGAACCCAAGGAGCACCACGATGACAACATCATCAATGTTGACTCGCGCTTCGTGGTAGAGCTCCGCCGCTCGAGCAAAGACGAGGTGCTCGATCGCGTCCGCGCGTGGCAGCAGTTCGCGGATGTCTCGACCATCCAGCCGAAGCAGTACACCGATCTACTCGCGCGCATGAAGCGCACACTCGAGGAGAAACCAACCGATGGGTGACACCACACGTATCTACTGGACCGACCACACCTGGAACGCATGGTGGGGCTGCAACGAAGTCAGCGAGGGCTGCGACAACTGCTACGCGCGAACCTGGACGAACTACACGCGCGGCCCTGGTTACTGGGGACCACCCGGCAAGAGCAACAGGCTGGTGACTGGCGAGGTCAACTGGAAGTCCCCGATCCGCTGGAACGCCAAAGCCGCGGCGAATGACACCAGTTGGACGAAGAGATGGCTGCCGTCGGTACGTGGCACCCAGCGGAGGCTGGTGTTCTGCGCCAGCATGGCCGACATCTTTGAGTTCCACCCGGAGTTGGATCACGCTCGCCAGCGACTCTGGCGCATGATCGAGCAGACACCCATGCTTGACTGGCTGCTGCTCACGAAGCGACCGATGAACATCAAGCGCATGCTGCCAGCCGAATGGCTGCGCCACCCGCGGCCGAACGTCTGGCTGGGTACGAGCGTGGAGTTCCAGAAGTGGGCTGAGCCGCGCATCGAAGCGCTGCTCGAGGTGCCCGCGGCCGTCCACTTCGTCAGCGCGGAGCCGCTGCTCGGACCGCTGAACCTGGCACGCTGGATGCCGCGCATCAACTGGGTGATCACCGGCGGCGAGTCAGGCGCCCACCATCGGCCGTTCGACATCGAGTGGGTGCGTGACCTCGACCACCAGTGCGGCGGTTTTGGCGTGGCGCACTTCTTCAAGCAGGTTGGCGGCCTGCACCACGACGACGGCGGCTGCCTGCTCGACGGCTACGAGCGGAAGCAGTTCCCACAGCCACGGATTGCGCTCGCAGCCTGAGGTAGATATTAGTGCCGTTATGGTGACCAAAACTGAAGTGCGCACGGACATGTGCGACTACCCAACCGGCTGGCGCATACAGGACGAAATCGGCACGGCCAGCCCACCGCATCACCGCCGCTGTAGCTGCGTTCCTGATGGCGAGGCCGGGGGTGGGCCGATGTTTCTGTGCGACTGTAATGAGGTCTTGCGAGAGTGGCGGCGACGGGTCAAAGAGCAGACCGGCCAGAATTCGGATCGGTATGTCTTCGCCGATACTGAGTGGGTTTGGTCACCATAAGGAGTGATATGTCTACCAAAGATCAGACGCTGAACGAACGAGCAATGGCATGGCACGCACCCCAGTGTGAGGTCGATGCGGGCGGCGCGTGCGTCCTCCACGCGGACGAAAAGGAAGCCTG